ATGCGGGAAACCCAATATCAAACGGCAGTTGCGGATCTTAAGGCTGCAGGCCTTAATCCAATGCTCGCTTATTCACAAGGCGGAGCAGGAACACCACAAGGCGCAACAGCGCAAATGGGTAATCCATTAGGCGAGGCCGGAAACTCTGCAAGAGAAGCCGCACTCGCAACAGCGCAATATGCAAATATGCGCAAGCAAAACGTTCTTATTGAAGAACTAGCAGAAAAAACTTATGCTGACCGATTGTTATCATTAGATCAGGCATCATATACACGAGCAAACACCATGCGAGAATTAGCGCAAATGCCAGGGTACGGAAAATTTGGGCAATTAAGAGATGCCCAAATAGACCAATTACGAACATCAAGTGCATTGCAAGGATCACAAACAAGCCAAGCGCAAGCGCAAACTCGCTATACCAATGAATTAACTGGGTTAGCGAAAGTAGGTGCTGCGCCATCTAGTGCCAAGCCAATTTATCAGGATGTAAAGGGAATGTTGCATGACCAATATGATAAATATCAAAAATACCTACCGTTTGGAAAAATAAAATGAAAAAATCTATGTTTTTACGTACACCATATAATTATGATCTAGATGCTGCGTCAAATGAGTCAGGGCTGCATTGTGAGGATGCTACCCTGACTCAGCAGCATTTTAAAGACGAATGTGATATTAATAATATCCTTCGTCAATTTAACGTAACAGGCCTGTTACCAGAAAACCCATTATCGCCACGTTATGGCGATTTTACGGGCATTAGTGACTACCACACTGCCCTAAACCAAGTAATCGCTGCAGAAGACGAATTTATGCGTCTGCCAGCCGATTTAAGAGCCAGGTTCGAGAACGATCCTGCTCAATTAATAGAATTTTTAGAAAATTCAAACAATAAAGACGAGGCAATTAAACTTGGCCTCGTTAATAAACCTGAAGATCTGCCGCAAGTCGTTGAAGATATTCAGGAAAAAGCGGTCGATTAGACCGCAAGCACAGTTACCTTACTAGATGTAACTGTGCTAGGTGACACCTAACCCAAAAAGGAGATAAATATGTATATGCGTAGATCATCAGTAAATAAAAAGAAATCCGCTAAGGCATTTCGAAAACAAAGCCAAAAAACAAAATCGCCTAATATGCGATCAAGCCCCCAGCGTGGAGGCTGGAGGTTCTAATAAAACCCCCAGGCACCTCACATGCCTTGTTATCACCCACTTAGCGCATATCAATGCGCAGACGGTTCAATTGTCTTTCAGGAAAGACGATGGTTTAATACCGTCAAAACATTATCACTACCCTGCGGCCAATGTATTGGCTGCAGGCTAGAAAGATCACGCCAATGGGCCATGCGATGTATGCATGAAGCCCAATTACATGAAAACAACTGTTTCATAACACTCACATATGACAATACACATCTCCCAAGCGATGGCAGCTTACATTACAAAGACTTTCAACTCTTCATTAAGCGACTTCGAAAAAAATTCGGAAACACTAGAATCCGCTATTACATGGCTGGAGAATATGGCGAAAATTTCGGCAGACCTCACTTCCACGCCTGTATCTTTGGACACGACTTTCATGATAAAAAACTATGGAAAAGGTCTCCCTCTGGTTCTATGTTATATAGATCCGATGACCTTGAAGTATTGTGGCCATTTGGTTATTCCTCCATTGGAGACGTTAACTTCGAATCAGCTGCATACGTTGCTAGATACATTATGAAAAAAGTAACGGGACATAACTCAAAACAACATTACACAGAAACGGATTCAGAAACAGGGGAAATAACTACACGTAAACCCGAATTTAACAAAATGTCATTAAAGCCTGGAATAGGCTATGACTGGTACAAAACATATAAAAACGACGTATATCCACACGATTACGTCATAATTAAGGGAAAAAAAGTAAAACCACCAAAGTTTTACGACAAAAAATATAAAATGGACAATCCATATGAATTTGACGAAATACTTTACAAAAGGGAAATAAACGGTAAACTAAATAGCGAAGACAATACCCTTGAAAGACTACAAGTCAAAGAAATAGTCCAACAAGCAAAACTTCAAAAACTTAAACGTAACCTCACTTAGGAATCCTCATGAAACTAGTATTATGTTCAGTAAAAGACCGTGCAGCAGATGCATACGGTCGACCAATGTTTGTACCTTCAACTGGTGTAGCAATACGTTCTTTTAGCGATGAAATAAATCGCCAAGACGCAGACAACCAGTTATATAACCACCCAGACGATTTTGATCTATATGAGTTCGGAGAATTCGATGACAATAATGGTAAATTTAATTTACACGAAGAACCAAAACTTATTAGTCTGGGAAAACAAGTAAAAATCCAAAACTAAACCTCGAGGAAGGGCGCGGCATGCCGCACCCTCTTCCTGAGGACACTACCAAGGAAAAAAAATGCACCGCAATCAATCAGTAAATGTACATCAGTTCACAATGATTCCAAAAGCGGAAATACCCCGCTCTAAATTTGACTGTCAGAGTACACATAAAACAACGTTTGATGCGGGCTTCTTAGTCCCTGTATATGTAGACGAAGTCTTACCAGGAGACACATTTAATTTGAACATGACGGCATTTGCCCGTCTGTCAACACCACTATATCCAATTATGGATAATTTGCACCTTGAATCTTTTTTCTTCTTTGTACCAAATCGGCTGATTTGGGACAATTGGCAAAAGTTCATGGGGCAACAAAACAATCCAGCGGATTCAATATCGTACGTAGTACCACAGCAGGTGTCACCAGCGAGCGGATATGCAATCGGCTCGCTACAAGACTACATGGGTTTACCCACTGTAGGACAAGTAAATAATGGCGCAACAGTAACGCACGGTGCATTCTGGACTCGTGCATATAACCTTATTTACAATGAATGGTTTCGAGACGAAAACCTTCAAAACTCAGTAGTAGTAGATAAGGGCGATGGCCCTGATACAGTAACAAATTACACACTACTGAGACGTGGCAAACGTAAAGATTATTTCACATCATCTTTACCATGGCCACAAAAAGGCGCAGCCGTAACATTACCTTTAGGTACATCAGCACCAATTTATACAAATGCCGCAAAAAATACGGACGTGTCCGTATTTACAACTACAGAAAGCGGATATCGTGCATTACGTTCCGATTCAGGATTAAACGTCCAGGCATCAGACAGAGTGGCATTAAGTACAAATCAGTTATACGCAGATTTGTCAGTTGCAACAGCAGCTACAATCAATCAATTACGTCAATCATTTCAGATTCAAAAATTACTTGAGAGGGATGCACGTGGAGGCACTCGATATACTGAAATTATTCGGAGTCACTTTGGCGTTATTAGCCCTGATGCTCGCTTACAGCGCCCTGAGTATCTGGGTGGCGGTCAAACTCCTATCAACATTAACCCAATTGCCCAAACTTCGGGCACTAATGCAAGTGGTACAACAACACCTTTGGGTACACTTGCTTCTATGGGTACTGGCCTCGCTCATAATCATGGCTTTACTCAATCATTCGTTGAACACGGCGTTATACTTGGTATAGTAGCCGTAAGAGCAGACTTGACTTATCAGCAAGGTCTGCAAAAAATGTGGAGCAGATCTACACGTTACGATTTTTATTTCCCAGCTTTTGCTACATTAGGCGAACAAGCTGTGTTAAACAAGGAAATATACGTAACAGGAAACTCAACACAAGACAATGGCGTGTTTGGATATCAAGAACGTTGGGCTGAATATCGTTATTATCCATCACGAATTTCTGGTTTATTTAGAAGCACAGCCGCAGGAACAATTGACGGCTGGCATTTAGCCCAGAAATTTACAGCGTTACCAACATTAAATACAACATTTATTCAAGACACACCACCATTAGCAAGGGCACTTGCGGTGGGTTCAGAAGCAAACGGCCAGCAGTTTATCTTTGATTCTTTCTTTGATGTAAAGAAAGCAAGACCAATGCCAATGTACAGCGTACCTGGTTTAATTGATCATTTCTAATATGTTTAATATTAGTCAAGGATTAGGATCGGTAATAGGAGCAGGAATAGGGGCTGCCACCAGTTTATTTGGTGGCAAGGCCCAAAATGCTGCTAATGCTGAACAAGCAGCAAAAACAATGGATTTCCAAGAGCGTATGCGGGAAACCCAATATCAAACGGCAGTTGCGGATCTTAAGGCTGCAGGCCTTAATCCAATGCTCGCTTATTCACAAGGCGGAGCAGGAACACCACAAGGCGCAACAGCGCAAATGGGTA